AGGAACCCATCCGTTATCGACCTGCGTCTCTCCCCGGCACTTTTCCACAGGGTTGTCCACAGCCCGTGATGTGGTGTCGGGAGTTATCCACAGAAGGTGGTCACGTTGAGTGATGTTCGTTCGGCGGCGGCGAGTGGCGACCGGGTGGCGACGCTGACGGCGTTGCGTGACCGGTTGGCGTCGGCGATCGACGAGTGTGACCAGTTGCGTGACCTGGCGCCGTTGTCTCGCCAGTTGGTGGGGATCGTTGCCGAGTTGGATGCGCTGTCGACCACTGATGAGGTGACTGTCCTCGATGAGCTCCGTGCGAAGCGCGCTGACAGGGGTGCAGACACCGACGCACCTCGTCGTGCCGCCGGAAAGGGCGCTTAGTCTCGGTCCCGAGGCGGTACGGCTCGCAGCATCTGCCGGCCTTGACCTGTTTCCGTGGCAGCAGACGACGCTTGACGTCGGGTTGTCGGTGCGTGCCGATGGCCGATGGGCCGCTCGAGACGTCGGCCTGGTGGTGCCCCGGCAGAACGGGAAAGGCTCGGTGCTTGAAGCACTCGAGCTGTACGCCTTGTTTGTGCTGGGTGTTGACCTGATCCTGCATTCGGCGCACGAGTTCAAGACCGCCAAGGAAGCATTCCTGCGGGTCAAGCGGCTGATCGAGCAGACACCGTCGTTGTTGCGTGAGGTCAAGCAGTTCCGGACCTCGAACGAAGAGGTGTCGGTGGAGCTGCGGTCTGGTGGCCGGCTTAGGTTCATGGCGCGTTCGTCGGGCTCGGGTCGTGGTTTCACTGGTGACCTGATCGTGTTGGATGAGGCGTACCGAATTTCGCCGATGATGTTGGCGGCGATGGTGCCGACCCTGTCTGCCCGTCCGAACCCGCAGGTGTGGTTCACGACGTCGTCGCCGCCGGAGATCAACGAGGATTCCGAGCACATTCGGAACATGAAGAAGCGGTCGGCGACGGACGGTCCTGGCCGGTTGGCGTGGATTGAGTGGTCGAACCCGAGCAACGTTGACCCTGATGACCGGGCGGCGTGGGCTGCGGCGAACCCGTCGCTGGGCGAGACGATCGACGTCGAGTCGATCGAGGGTGAGCGCGACACGTTCCTTGACCGCCCTGACGTGTTCATGGTTGAGCGGCTGGGTGTGTGGAAGTCGCAGTCGTTGTCGGCGAAGATCCCGTTGCACGCCTGGGAGCAAGTGCAGGTTGATGTGTCGCCGTCGCCTGAGCGTGTGGTGTTCGGTTTGGACATTCCGCCGGATCGCATCGGTGTGTCGATTGCTGTGTGCTCGCAGAACGACGACGAGTCGTTCACGTTCGAGGTTGCCGATAGGCGTCCTGGTACCGAGTGGGCGATTCCTCGTTGTATTGAGTTGTCGGATCGTTATGGCGGGGCGACGTTCGTGATCGACGCTGTCGGCCCTGCCGCTGGCTTGGTGCCGGATCTTGAGCAGGCCGGTTTGTCGGTTGTCACGGCCAGCGCCCGCGATTACGCCGGTGCGTGCGCCCGTATCTATGACTCGGTCGTGAACCGCACGGTGTTCCATACGGGTCAGCCGGAGTTAACGACAGCGGTGATGGGTGCGAACACCCGCAAGCTTGGCGATGCGTGGGCGTGGGCTCGTTCGACGTCGAGCGTCGATATTTCGCCGCTGGTGGCCGCAACGCTCGCCCTGTGGGGTGCGTCGACCATTGAGATGCAGGAGCCGTCTGATCCCATGTTGATGTTGTTGTGACGAAGTTGCTGCAGGCGTTGTGCCTGCTCGCATCGCTGATCGCTCTCGGTTTCTTGGCTGGCCCGTCGTGGGCGGTGCTGGTTGGCGGGGTGTTGGGCGCGGTGTTGTTGGAGCTGGACGACCTGAGAGGTAACTGATGGGTTTGTTCAGCGTCCGCGAAGCGCGCCATTCGACGATTGAGGATGGGATTATCCCGATCCGGTCGTCGGGTCATTACACGGCAGGTGTGGCGTTGACTGCCGATTCGGTGTCGACGCATTCGGCGGTGTGGCGTTGCAAAAACGTGTACGTCGACCTGTTGTCGACGTTGCCGTTCTCTGCGTACCGGGACACTGATGGTGTGCCGGTGATGCTGGGGACGCAGCCGCCTGTCGTGGATCGGCCGTCGGTGTCGACCGACAAGATCGGCTGGGTCGCTCAGGTTGTCGAATCGCTCATCATGCGCGGCAACGTGTGGGGGTTCATCACGTCGTTCGGTGCAAACGGCTGGCCGACGAACGTCGAGATCCTGCACCCCGACGCTGTGACACCGCGTTGGGATTGGCGTAGCCGTGAGCTCGAGGTTCGGGTGTTCGGCGAGGTTGTCGACCCGGCACGCTTGTGGCATCGGGCGATCAACATGACAGCGGGTTCACCGTTGGGCATGTCGACGATCGAGGCGGCTCGCACGTCGATCGGTGTCGGTATCGCCGCTCAGCGTTACGGGTCGAACTGGTTCACCGAAGGCGGACACCCGTCGTCGCTGTTGTCGACCGACCAGGCGTTGACCGCCGATCAGGCTGCGGAGATGAAGGAACGTTGGCGCACGATGGTGCGCGAGGGTTCCGTCGCCGTGTTGTCACAGGGCATGGATTACAAGCCGGTCGCACTGTCGCCGGCTGACGCACAGTTCCTCGAGTCGATCGACGCGTCAGGCCAGGACGTGTGCAGGTTCTTCAAGTTGCCGCCCGAAGCTGCCGGCTACGCCTCTGGCGAGTCGATGACGTACAGCAACGTTGAGTCGCAGTGGTTGAACCTGTTGATCGCGTCGCTGAACCCGGTGCTGACCGTGGTCGAGAAGGCGTGGTCGGATCTGTTGCCTCGCCCGCAGTACGTCCAGGCGAACCGTGACGCGCTGCTGCGTATGACAACGATCGAGCGGTACAAGGCTCACGCTTTGGCGCTCGGTAACAAGCCGTGGAAGGGCGTCGACGATGTTCGCGTCCTCGAAGAACTAGCACCGCTTGGTGGCGAGTACGCGTCGCCTGCGGTGTCCCCTGATCCTGCCGTCCAGGCCCCTACGGAGAACCCATGACCGAGTATCGACGCACAGAGGAAGGTGTGGTGGTCCCTGAGCGGGAGTCTCGCGCCTTGTCCCGTGTCGAGATCCGCATGGATGGCGACGCCCCTGTCCTCGACGGTTACGCGACGGTGTATGACTACCGGTACGACGTCGCTGGTGGCCCGGAGAACGGCGGTTTCGGCGAGGTCATCGCCCGTGGCGCTGCTGCGAAGTCGGCCAAAGAGGCTGATGTGCGTCTCTTGGTGAACCACTCGGGTCTGCCGTTGGCCCGCACGAAGTCGGGCACGATGACGCTCGAGTCCGACGATGTCGGTCTGCGGGTTCGTGCCGAGCTCGACCCGTCAAACCCTGTCGTGACCGAGCTGCGTTCTGCGATGGCTCGAGGCGATCTGGATGAGATGTCGTTCGGTTTCCGTGTCATCAGCGACCAGTGGTCGCCGGATTACAACGAGCGGACGATCAACGAGGTCAAGTTGTACGACGTGTCGCTGGTGACCTATCCGGCGAACCCTGCGACTGTCGCCCAGATGCGTTCCGATGAGCGTGTCGAAGAACTCACGACCGTGCCTGTGGCTGGTCGTTCCCTCGCGCTGGCGATCCGCCAGTACGAGGCGCTGCACATCTGAGCAGCACCACCTGGCCGCGCTTCACGCCGCACTGCACGCCGAGCCGCCCCCTGTGGGGCTGGAAACCACGGGCAGGGCACGCGACGCACACCCGGTGAACCCCAAACCCCCCATTGAACCTTGGAGGTTCCCCATGTTGGAGCAGATCCGCTCCCTGATCGCCGCGTCCCTGGCCGAGCGATCCACTGCCGACGAGGCAGTCCAGTCCATCCTCGCGACCGTCGAGTCCGAGGGCCGCACCGAGATGAGCGCCGACGAGACTGCGTCGTTCGACGAGAAGCGTTCCGAGCTCAAGCAGCTCGACGAGCGCATCGCCGACCTGCGTTCCAAGGAAGCCGACCTCGTCGACCTCGATGAGAAGCGTGCCGACGCCGCGAAGGTGCTCGAGTCCGTGACCCGTCACGCCCCCGCAGTGGTCGTGCGCGCCGAAGAAAAGACGTACCGCCCCGACGGGCAGCACGACTTCCTGCAGGACGCGTACCGCTCGCAGTTTGGCAACGACGTCGCCGCACGCGACCGCGTGTTCCGTGCCCGTGACGAAGCCCTCGCTGAGTACCGGTCCACGACCGGCAACTTCGGTGGCCTCGTTGTGCCGCAGTACCTGACGGCGCAGTTCGCTGAGGTGCTTCGTTCGGGTCGCCCGTTCCTCAACAACGTCACTGCGGTGCCGCTGCCTGAGGCCGGCATGACTCTGACGATCCCGCGTGGTTCGACCGGTACCACGGTCGCCGCTCAGGAGACGCAGAACACTGCGGTCAGCAACACGACCTACGCCGAGTCCGACCTGGTCGTGCCTGTGCGGACCTTCGCCGGTCAGCAGGTCGTGTCCCGCCAGTCGGTCGATCGTGGCACCGGGATCGCTCAGATCCTGCTCGCCGATCTGTATGCCGACTACGCGACCAAGGTCAACGTCTCGGCCATCGGCGGCGCCGGTACCGCTGGCGCCCACTTCGGTGTCATCAACACGACGTCGGTGCAGACCGCTGCGTGGACCGGTACGACTGGCGCTTCGCTGGTCGCTTCGATCCACAACGCTCTCGGCAAGATCAACGCCAGCCGCTACGCAGCTGCTGACCTGATCGTGATGCACCCCCGCCGCTGGGCGTGGCTGTGCTCGCAGTCCGACACCGCCGGTCGTCCGCTGGTGCAGATCGCCGACTACGCCGGCGACAACGTGGTCGGTGCCGGTTCGGCTGCCGGCTACGGCGTTGTCGGTTCGGTGGCAGGTGTGCCGGTCGTGTCCGACGCTGGTGTGCCGATCGTCCTCGGTGCTTCCACCGATGAGGACCGGATCATCGTGACCCGCCGGTCGGACAACCTGTTCATGGAGGACGCGGCCGCTCCGGTCGGGTTCAACTTTGAAGAGGTGCTGGGTGACCAGCTGTCGGTCCGCATGGTCGTGTTCGGCTACTCGGCGTTCACCGCCGGCCGTTTCCCGGTGGGCTCCTGTGTCCTGCAGGGCACCGGCTTCAAGCAGGTCCTGAGCTGACCCGCTGACTTCGCGGGGTTCGACGTTCGCTTGACGGCTCGAGCGTCGAACCCCGCACTGCCGTCACCCCCGTCACCCAGCCGTCACGAAAGTGAGTCGTCATGCCGTCCTATGACCATCCCGGTCGTGTCCTGCTCGCGTTCCCGAGCACCGGTCACGACATCAGCACCAGGTTTATGCGTTCCCTGCATGAGCTCGACGCGTTCGACCGCGAGTACGCGGTGTCGACGTGGGAAGCGATGGGCGCACCCGAGTCGCCCAACCCGATCGAACTGCGGCTGCTGCACAACTGGTTCTGCATCGAAGCGACCGCGAACCTGGCGAAAGCTCGTAACCGGCTGGTCGACGAGTTCCTGACGAACGCCGACTACGCCGACTGTGAGTGGTTGTGGTTCTGCGACACCGACATGGTGTTCGAGCCCGACACGCTGCTCAAGATGATCGCCCGTGCGGTCGTCAACGACCTCAAGATCCTCGGTGCGTTGGCGGTCATCGTCGGCGCTGACGGTGTCGCCCCAACGTTGTTCGAGGCGAACCCGACGACGATCACACAGATGTTTATCGGTCTGCCCGAACCGGCTGTGATGGAAGTGGCTGCGACGGGCACCGGGTGCCTGTTGGTGCATCGCAGCGTGTTCGAGTCGATGCTTGAGCAGTCGGGCGGGTCGAAGAACTGCTGGTTCGGTTTCGATCTGCGGGTCGGTGACACCGGGACCGAGTGGGCGTTGGGTGAGGACGTGTCGTTCTGCCTGCGTGCCGGTGAAGCCGGTTTCAAGACGTACGTCGACTCAACACTGCAGGTCGGGCATCACAAGGGGCCGCGTGTGTGGTGGCCCAAGGATGTCGAGTGGTATCCGATGAGGTCTGACGAGTTCGGCCGGATCGGCGACGAGAACGTCCATGCGTGACTTCGCTGAGAATCTGCGCCGGCAGATCCCTGGTGCGTTGTCGGTCGCTGAGTGTGTGAGGTTGGGCGAAGTCGCATCAGCGGCAACGTCGACTCGGGCGCTCGAGGTGGGTCACTATCTCGGGCTGTCGACGGCTGTGTTGTTGTCGTCGCTCCCTGCGGGGTGTGAGTTGGTCACTGTCGACCACCACCAGGGCGATGACTGGTCGGGTGGTACGTCGTTCGCGACGTTCTTGGACAACGTCGCTCCGTACGTCGGTGACCCTCGGTTGTTTTCTGCGGTCAACGAGGACATGCGGACGGCGCTCCCCGAGCTCGACTGCCGGTTTGGGTTCTGTTTCTACGACGCCGATCACACCGCTGAGGCTGTCGCCGAGTTCTGGGAGCGCGCCGCCGGCCTGCTCGAGCAGGAATGCACGCTGGTGTTCGACGACGCCGACTGGACTGAACAGTCGACGCTGCGTGGGCTCGCTGAGGCTGACGGGTTCCGAGTGGTCACCGACACCGAGTTTCATCGGGGTTCGGGTGACAAGGACAACCCGCTGACGTACACGCTAGAGATCATGGTGCGTGGCCGATGAGGTTCGGTCCTGACGCTGCCCGCTACATGCTTGCAGGTCACGGCAAGCCGGTAGCGAAGCCGTTCAACCTGCGGGTGCTGCTCCCGGCGGTCTGTGGCGCTGATGTGAAGCTGTGGTCGATCGTGTGGTGGGCTTCGTGGCCTGTCGCAGCGTTGGGCATGGTGTGGTGGGGGTTCGAGGCGGGGTTGGTGTGGCAGCAGATGCTTGCCGCCCCGGTTCTACTGCTCGCCCTGGCGGGCGTGTGGGGTCCGCACGTCGTCCGTCCCGTAGGCGTGGATCTGCCTGCCATGAGCGTGTCGATCGTCGCTGTGGCAGCCTTGGAGGCTGGCTGGTGGCCGCTGGCCGTCGTGCTGGTTCTCATCGCTGCGTCGATCAAAGAATCGTCCCCAGTGTGGGCTGCGCTGTGGGCGTGGAACCCGATCCTGCTGGTCGGGATTGTGGTCCCTTTGGTGGTCGGATTGTGGCGCCGACCGGTGCTCGACGAGATCACACTGAACCCGGTTCTCAAGCGTGTTCACGATCACCCGATCCGATCGGCGCTCGAGCATCACGCCGGCAAGTGGCGTGATCCTCGCATGGTCGCCCAGTGGGGCGCCTGCCTCGCAGCGTTCTACACACCGTCGCTCCGTGTCGCCGCCGTCACCGTCGTCGCCTACGCACAACTGTTCGTGGCGACTGACACCTACAGGTTGATCCACACCGCCGCTGGACCCGCCCTGGCGTTCGCTGCGGTGCAGGTGATACCGGTGCCCTGGCTCGCCCTGGCGTGCGCTGTGTCGGCTGTGTGGTGGCTGCAACCGGAGTTCCAGTGAGACTCCCGCTGACGATCGTCACAGCGACGATCCCCGAGCGGGCGCCGCTGCTGCACGAGCTCGGACAGTCGATCGCCCGACAGACAGTGCGACCGTACGAGTGGATCGTCAAGACCGACTGGGACAAGGCCGGCCCCGCGAAGGTCATCAACGACATCGTCGCCGACATCGACACGCCGTGGCTGTTCAGGTGCGACGACGACGACCTGTTTGACACGAACCACTTCGAGACGCTGGCACCGTTCCTCACCGACGATCACGACATCGTTTACACCTGGCCGCGAGTTGACCCGCCCGGCCACCTCGAGCGTGCCGACGTCCTGCAGCGGATCTACCCGCTCAAGACGCTGCGTGACGCCAACTGGATCGCTTCCGCTGCTGCTGTCCGCACATCGCTGTGGGACGAGCTCGGCGGCTACCGAGACGTCCACAACGAGGACCACGACTTCTGGGTGAGGGCGTTGGACGCCGGCGCACGGTTCCGATGCGTTCCCGAGGTCACCTGGACCTATCGACTTGGTGACTGGCCGCACCGCTGCATGGAGGAACCCCCCGAATGAGCATCACGAACGGGTACCTCACACTCGCAGAAGCACAGGCGTACACCGGTGAACCCGGCGGGTCGATCAACCCGCAGCTCGAGGATGCGGTGACGTCGGTGTCGCGCATGATCGACGGGTACTGCCAGCGTCACTTCTGGCAGTCCGCTGCCGCAACAGCCCGCCTGTTCACCGCAGTCGATCCGTACACGATCCAGTTCGGGGCGTTCAACGACCTCGTTTCTGCATCGTCGGTGACGCAGAACGGGACGGCGGTCACCGCCTACCGGCTCGAGCCTCGCAACGTGTCGGGTCCCGAGACTCGCCCGTACACGTCAATCAGGTTGACGTCGGGCACGTTCACCGAATCCCGGCCCGATGCGCTGTCCGAGGTGACGGTCACCGGGGTGTGGGGTTGGCCGGCGGTGCCAGCGGCTGTGAAGCAGGCGTGTCGTCTGCAGGTTGCGCGCATGTTCAAGCGTGCCGATTCGCCGCTCGGTGTCGCCGGGTTCGGCGAGTTCGGAGTCATCCGCATCACCACCCTTGACCCTGATGTGCGTGCCCTGTTGCAGCCGTACCGTGTCCTCGGCGGGTTTGCGTGACCACCACGAACGCCGCCGTCCGAGCCGAAGTGGCCCGTGTGCTCGTTGAGAACGTCGGCGGCGTCAACGTCTACGACTACCCGCCCGACACGATCCAGGCGCCCGCGGTAATCCTCGGTGGGATCGACTGGGTTGGCGACACGATGCCAGGAGCGAACCGGGTTGTGACGATGCCGCTGTACGTCGCGGTGTCGCGACGGAACACGAACTACCTCGCCGATCTTGACGAGTTGTGCGACCAGGGCGGCGCCCTCGTCGGATCGTTCGGTGATGCGCCGACAGCGACCGGCATGGATTCGTGGCAGGTGACGAGCGTCGGGTCGTACCGCGACATCAACATCGGTGACACCGACTACTACGCCGCCACCGTGACGCTCGAGGTGTTCTGCTAGTGGGGACGTCGCGAAGTGTCGCCGAACTGGCCGGCAAGTTCGAGTCGTACGCCTACATCTTCGGCAACGCGAACCGTCGTGGTGTGCAGGCTGCGGCGCAGGTCTACAAGGACCGGCTGCTCGCGAACGCTGCTCGTGATTCGGGTGGCGACCTGCGCTTGTCGAGGTGGCGGCGACGGTTTGGTGCGAGCGGCGACGGGCAGTCCCCGAAGCTCGGTGCCGGCTACCAGCTGTTCGGCTACGAGAACGCCAAGGCTGTCCTGCGGCCCCGGCCGTACGGCATCTGGGCGCTGCTCGAGGGTGGCGCGCAGCCGCACCGGATCGCACCGTTCAAGTACGCCCGTGGCCGGCGCAAGGGCGAAGGCAACTCTGCGCTCAAGTTTGCCAACGGCGGATTCGCTGCCTACGTCCAGCATCCCGGCACCAAGGGCAAGAACACGTTCACCGACGCAGTACCACCCGCAACACCTGGTGCCAAGCGGGTGTTCGCCGAGGCGCATCGTCGTGGGCTGCTCGAGGTGTTCAAGTGAGAATCCTGATGGTCGAACCCGGCCCGGCGTTCTCCGTCGCGGACGTCCACCAGGGCTGGCGCAAAGCGTTCGGCGAGCTCGGACACCAGGTCATCAACTACAACCTTGGCGACCGCCTCACCTTCTACTCAACCGCCGAAATTAAGGGCGACGATGGGTATGAGCGGGCGTTCGACAACGACACCGTCAAACTGCTGTCGATGCAAGCGGTCGAAGCTGCTGCGCTCCGGTTCTGGCCCGAGGTGATCGTGGTGACGTCGGGGTTCTACATGCCGCCGGCGACAATGGACCTGTTCCGGTCGCGTGGCATGAAGGTCGTGGTTCTGCACACTGAGTCGCCGTATGAGGATGACCGGCAGTTGCAGTTGGCGCCGCACGCCGACCTGAACGTTGTGAACGATCCGACGAACCTGGACACGTTCCAGATGGTCGCACCGAACAGCGTCTACATCCCGCACAGCTTCGACCCCGACATCCACCACCCGGGCCAAGCGGTCGACGACCTGCGGTCCGACGTGTGTTTCGTCGGCACCGGCTACCCCTCGCGTATTGAGTTCCTAGAGAAGGTTGACTGGTCCGGCCTCGATGTCATCCTCGCCGGCAACTGGCAGGGGCTCGACGACAACTCGCCGCTGCGCGAGTTCGTTATCCACGAGCTTGACGAGTGCTGGCCGAACGACCGCACCGCCGACCTCTACCGGTCCACCAAGTGCTCGTTCAACCTGTACCGCCGTGAAGCGAACATGGCATCGCTCGCCGAGGGCTACAGCATGGGTCCCCGAGAGATCGAACTGTCAGCCATCGGCTGTTTCTGGTTGCGTGACCCACGCCCCGAGTCCGACGAAGTGTTCGACATGTTGCCGGCGTTCACGACGCCGCACGAGCTCGGCGAGAAGCTGCGCTGGTGGGTCGCCCACGACCTCGAGCGTGAACAAGCTGCACGTATGGCGCAGAACGCTGTGGCCGACTGGACGTTTGTTCGTCGCGCTGAGCATCTGTTGTCTCTGATCTAACCCCGAGGGCCGTCACTCGGTGTCACCTTCTCCGGCCACGGGCCGGCGAAACCACACCCCAACCCTGGAGGTTCCCTCATGGCCCGTAAGCACGGCCGTACCGGTCGGCTCTACGCCGACTTCTCGGCGAACGGTGGCGCAGCTGCCGTCCCGATCGCATCCCTCAAGCAGTGGAGCATCGACTTCACCACCGACAAGGTCGATGCGACCTGCTTCGGTGACACCAATAAGCAGTACCTCGCCGGTCTCCCCGATAGTTCGGGAACGTTCGCCGGTCTGTACGACGACAGCGGCAACTCGGCGTACGCCGCAGCGATCGACAACGGCGCGAACAACGCCCGGTCGTTCTACCTGTACCCCGACACGAACGACCTGACGAACTACTGGTTCGGCAAGGGTCTGTTCGACGCGTCGTACACCGCAGCGGTCGACGGTGCAATCGAGCTGTCCGGCAACTGGGCAGCGTCGTCGAACATCATCGGCGTCGGGATCTCCTGATGCCGTTTGCCGTCAACACTCCGGGAGGGCAGGTCCAACTGTTGGACCTGCCCCTCGAAGTCCTTGAACAGCTCGAGGACGACACCGGGCGCCGCTGGTCACAGCTACTCACCGCACCAGGCTGGAACGCCAAGTCGATCCGGCTCATCTACGCCGCAGCGTGCGCGCAGACCGGCTGCGACCCGAAGCCGCTCACCCCGCGCGACCTGCTCGGCGACGGCGACGACACGGTGATCGTCGAGGTTCCTGACGATCTGCCGACGTCGTACACCGACGGCATGCCCGACCCAAAAGCGGAGGCCGAGACGCCGACGCCTGGGTGATCTGGGGTGCGAAACGGTTCGGGTGGACCCCGGATCAGGTGAAGGCGCAGACGTTGCGCGATCTGCGGTTGTTGAACGATTCGGAAGGCTGACCATTGGCACTCACTGAACGCCTGCAGATCATCGTCACCGCTGACGGTAAGGGCGCGA